CCAGAAAACATTGGCATCCGACTAATTCAGATTCATTTGAAGCTATAGAGATTACAGTAGAAGTACCGGAAAACTACGAATTACCGCCAATGCAGGAAAAGAATGAACTTGAAGGACAGATGGATATAAATGATGTGTTTGATAGTGAAGGGAGACTTAAATGGCAAGGATGAATAAAGAAGAGCAGGCAAGGCGTGAAGGAATGGCTTATGCCTTTAAGATTGCTAAAGAAAGAGGAATTGATGGACTGGAAAAGGAATTACGATTAAGAAACATTACAAAACTTCCAGTTGCTATTAAAGAAAAAGATGTTGAAGAATGGTGTGATGGAATGAAAAATCAGACAGTAGACAGTGTGGGAATCCTGGCAATGGTATCTTTAAGGGATGGATTTGGATTTGGTAAAAAAAGACTGTTAGAGTTTAGAGAAATATTCAACAATAAAACAGATTGTATTACGAATCCTGATTGGAGCTGCTGGGATGATCAGATAGCAATTTTAAAAGAAGAATGTGGTATTGATACATTCATAAGACAGAATGAATAGATGTTAAGAAATGTTAAGAAGTAAAATGTACATTGAAAACTAAATATTGGCTGATAAATTTCAAAAAACTTAATTTGTTTGGTAAAAGTATTGACATATACGTACACGTATGATACAATAAATATATCAAATGAAGGAGGTAAAACCAATGGGCAAGAGAAAAGACAAAAAGAGCCTTAAGATATGGGATTTGGTAATCAAGTCGTTAATAGCAATAGCAGCATTGATTACATCAATCGCCGAACTCATAAAGGCTCTTACATAGGAGAAAGGGAGAGAAATCTCCCAATCTCTTACAAGTATATTAGCACATTGGGAAAGAAAATAAAATGAAGAAGTTTAACTTTTCTACAGCATTTTTTATGTTTACCATCATATTAGCTTTAGCAACGGAATGGTCTATAGTAGGATGCGTATTTGTAATATGTGCATCGTTATATATGCTAATTGAGACGATACCGCAATTATGGAGGATTATAAATGGACGAAAAGAAAACTAGACCACAGGACAAATGGGATATGAAAGCAGGAGTGTCAGCAAAGACATACAAAGTCAATACAGCTGTTGCAGAAGAATTTAAAAAGGTATGCAAAGAACTGCATTTGTCTCAGGGTCCTGAATTGACAAAGTTAATGCAACAATTCATTGAAGAAAATAGGTAAAGGAGAACAATAAGATGCCTAAGGGAGAGCCAAATAGTCAGACGACTGCATCCCAGAAGTGGAATGCCAAAGCTGGGTATGTTGCAAAGACATACAAGTTAAAAAAAGACGTAGCAGATGCATTTGCAGAAACCTGCGACAAGCTAGGAGTAAGTAAGGCAAGCCAGCTCACAAGAATGATGAACGAGTTTATTGAACAGAATAAGTAATTGAGAAAACTATCAGCCAGTATTTGGTTGGTAGTTTTTTTATGTGGAGGAAAGAAATGAGATTAATAGACGCAGATGAAGTGATTAATATACTTAAAGAAACTGGAATAATACAAGACAATGATTTGGGTCAGTGTGTTATTGATGAAATTAATAGAATACCTACAGCTTATGATGTGGATAAGGTAGTGGAAGAGTTGGAGAATCGTGTATTAGATACAACAGATTCGCTTACAGGTATAGGAGCAAAGTGGGCTTATAAAGGTGCAATAAATATAGTAAAGGTAGGTGGAACGAATGATTAAGATATTAATTATAGCAATAGTAATCATAGTGATAGCAGCAGTATATTCGCTATGCGTTATGAGCTCAAAAGACGACAGACGCAGGGAACGTGACGCAAGAAAATGGGACGATTAGGTAGAACATGTACATTGACAATTGAATATTGGTAGTTGGAATGGTATAATTTTTTTATCATAAAAGGGAGAGGAAAGAAATGCCGAAAGAAGCATTAAATATATTGAAAGAAATTTGGGAGATATTTAAATCTTTATTACCACTGACAGTTGCACTAATAACGATATTTGTTAATAACAGAAATCAAAGAAAAAAACAACAATATGATAAAAGAGTTAAATATGTAGATGATATTCAACAAAGAATTATGGAATTAAATAGTTTGATATGGGGTGCTGGTGCAGATATTCTTGAAGCTATACAAAGAGTTGAAAATATAGAAGAGCATAATCATTATATGGAAAAATATTTAAAGGATATTCAACTAATGCTAATTAGAGGACGCGAAATAAAGGGAATTTGTGAGATAACCTCTATAATTTTAAAAGACAAAAGTTGCATATTTGAGGATATGTTTGATATGCTGAGAAATTTAAACAAAAAGTATTTAGATGTAATCAGTTGGTATAATGAACAGGCAGGAAAAACACCATTACGTAAATTTGAAGAATTATGTGATCAAGCACAATGTCAGCTTATTGATATAAGTCAAGAGGCAGAAGAAAGTTTGATAAATTTTTGTATAAAAATAAAATCTTAAAAACAGACCAACTACCAGTATTCGGTGGTTGGTTTTTTTGTGCAGAAAAATAGAGAAAGGATTGGTAAAGTGACAGAAGTAAATAAAGCTAAAGAGTATTTGCTCCAGGTAAGCAGAGCAGAACATAGAATAAAGAGACTTCAAGAAGAAATACAGACATTGCAGGAACTTGTAACAAGTACAAGTGCAATCAGTCAGGGCGAAAGAGTTATATCTTCTACATCGCAGGACAAGATGGCAGATACAATTTGCACAATCGAGGAAAGAATAGAAGAGTGGAATACAGAGGTTCGTAAGTTAGTTGAGATTAGAGCAGAGATTATGACAACGATTTCAAAGTTAAACAATACAGACCATAGGGAAATATTATATAAAAGGTATTGCCAGTCTAAGACATGGGAAGTGATAGCATGTGAATTAGATTACAGTTACAGATGGATTTTGAAATTACATGGAAGAGCATTATTAGAAATTGAAAAATTTTTAAAGTGTTCATAGAAGTTCATATTGAACATATGATATTGTTATAATATGATAAATACCCAAAGGGAACTAAAGTTCCTCCTCCGAAATTAAGTATTTATAGAGTCATCGAAGAATGAAAGAGCATCCTTATTAGGGTGCTTTTTTATGCATTAATAAAAAAGCGTAATAAGTTTACACAATTTGAATAAATCAGAAAGGAGTGGTTGCAGTGACTGACAGACAAGTTATATTTGCAAATGAATATTTAATTGATCTGAATGGAACAAGGGCGTATAAGGAAGCATATCCACACGTCAAAAACGATAATACAGCAGCAGCTGCAGCCACTCGTCTTATGAATGTCCCTGAGATTAAAGAATACATAGATGAAAGAATCAAGGATAGGTTGGAAAGGATTGAGGTTACGCAGGATGATGTAATACAGGAACTGGCAGCAATTGCTTTTGCAAATGGTTCCGATTATGCAAAGGTTGTAACTAAGCCGGTGATGATACAAACATCTGAGGGAGATTACGTTCCTGCTTTGGATAGTGAAGGCAATCAGATGTATTATCAGGCAGTTGAGATAACAGAAACTGACAAACTTTCAAGAAGACAAATTAAGGCGATTTCTGGTATTAAGCAAGGCAAGAATGGAATAGAGTTGACAACCTATGACAAGGTAAAAGCTTTGGAACTTTTGGGAAGACATTTGGGAATGTTTAAGGATAAGGTTGAGGTGTCAGGAAATGTTAATAATCCTTTTGAGGGATTAAGTACTGAACAGCTGCTTAGATTGGCAGGTGAGGACCTTGAACCTGAATAAAAATTTAATAAGATTATATGCAAGAATAGAATTAGCAAGAAGAGATTTCTGGCAGTATTGCAAATTAAAGGCTCCTGACTTCTACAAGGAAGACAGGGGATTTTTACGTGACTTCTGTAATGAGTTGCAGCAGTTTATAAAATCAGATGATGAAGTAATGGTTGTTAATATGCCGCCAAGACATGGAAAATCCAGAACAGTTGGTAATTTTGTTGAATGGGTTTTAGGAAATGACCAGACACAAAAGATAATGACAGGTTCATACAATGAAACATTGTCGACAACATTTTCCAAAGGTGTAAGAAATACGATTCTTGAAGCAAAGGCAGATGAAAGCAAGGCTGTTTATTCAGATGTGTTCCCGGGGGTAACCATAAAACGTGGTGATGGTGCAATGAATATGTGGTCACTTGAAAATGGCTATAACAATTATTTGGCAACATCCCCTACAGGAACAGCAACAGGTTTTGGTGCCACGTTGATGATTATCGATGATTTGATTAAGTCGGCACTTGAAGCAAATAATGCAAATATTCTTGATAATCATTGGACATGGTTTACAGATACGATGATGTCAAGACTTGAAGAGGGTGGCAAAACAATAATAGTCATGACAAGATGGCACAGCCTTGATTTGGCAGGTAGGGCGTTGGAACACTTTAAGAGCATAGGAGTAAAAGTAAGGCATATATGCTATAAGGCGGTTAAGGAAGATGGCACAATGCTTTGTCCTGAAATATTGTCAAAAAAGTCATATGAAAATAAAAGAGCAACAATGGGTATTGATATTGCAGAAGCAAACTATCAGCAGAATCCTATTGACATAAAGGGCAGAATGTACACTTCATTTAAGACGTACAAAGAAATGCCACAATTTAAGCAGATTAGAAATTATACAGATACCGCAGATGAAGGTAAGGATTACTTATGCAGTATTAACTACGGAGTAACATTTGACAATGAAGCGTACGTACTTGATGTTATATATACGCAGGAACCAATGGAAGTTACAGAGCCGTTAACAGCTAAGCTGTTATTTGATGGAAATGTAAATATTGCAAGAATCGAATCAAATAATGGTGGTAGAGGATTTGCCAGAAGTGTTAAGAGAATACTTCTGGATGAATTAAAAAGTAACAAGACAGTTATTAAGTGGTTTACACAGCATAACAACAAGAATGCAAGAATTTTTTCAAATTCAGCGTGGGTAATGCAACATATATATTTTCCTGAAGATTGGAAGAACAGATGGCCTGATTATTACAAGGCAATGTCAAGGTATCAGAGAGAAGGAAAGAATGATCATGACGATGCACAGGATGCAACAACAGGAATTGCAGAGGATTGTGCTAAGAAGTCTGATGGATTATCAGTATTAAAGTAAAGAGGTGAAGCAAGTGGATTTAGATAGAATGAAAGAATTATTGAGTCAGTATATGCCGGGGCATGCATTGTATATGGTTAAATGTGACATTGCTGACAGATATTACAGAAATCAGAGTGATGTGTTATATGGTCCTAAAAAGGAAGACAATGAAGGCAATCCTTTGAGAAATGCGGATAACAGAATACCCCGCAATTTTCATGGCCTTATAGTAAATCAGAAAGCAGCTTATGCATTCACTACTCCGCCTACGTTTGATGTTGGTAATTCAAAGGCTAATGCAGAAATATTAAAGTCCTTAGGAGATGAATATAGAAAAGAATGCATGGAGCTTTGTGTTAATGCAGCCAATGCAGGTGTTGCATGGATTCATTATTGGACAAATGAACTAAATGAATTTGAGTGGGCAGTTATTGATAGCAAACAGATTGTTCCGATATGGAATAAGTCAGCAAAACAGAAGTTGATAGGTGTATTAAGGGTATATACACAGATAGATGAAACAGATGGAAAAAACTACACAATATATGAATATTGGAACAAAGAGGAATGTCAGGTATACAGAAGGCTTCAATCAGATTTAAATTATGACAACTTAACAGATTATGCAATATTTGAAAATCCGACAACAGGAGAACTCGTAAGCGAGTATAGTCACGGAATGGAAGAAATACCTTTCATTCCGTTTTTTAATAACAACATTAAATCATCTGACCTTGATAATATCAAAAGCTTAATAGATGTATATGACAAGGTATACAGTGGCTTTATCAACGATTTGGAAGATGTGCAGGAACTTATATTTGTATTATCGGGATATGGCGGAACAGATTTAAACGGATTTTTGCAGGATTTGAAAAAATATAAAACAATAAAACTTGATGAAGATGGTGCAGGTGTAAGCACTCTTAACATTGAGATTCCGATTGAAGCAAGAAACAGCGTTCTTGATGCTACAAGAAAAGCAATATTTGAGCAGGGGCAGGGATTTGACCCAAGACCTGAGACATTTGGTAATCAGTCAGGTGAAGCACTTAAGTTTATGTATTCTTTGTTGGAAATGAAAGTAGGCTTAATGGAAACAGAGTTTCAGTTGGGATTTTCAAAGCTGATAAGAGCCATATGTAACTTTAAGAACATTAAATGCGACAATATTGTACAGACATGGACAAGAACCTGTATCAAGAATGAGCAGGAGCAGGCAGCCATATGCAAGGACAGTGTTGGAATCATTAGCCAGAAAACAATACTTAAGAATCATCCGTTTGTTGAGGATGTGGAAGCAGAGCTTAAACAGATTCAGAAGGAAAATGAAGAAAAAGCACAGAATTCTGACGTATATCAACAGATGTTTGCTAAACAGCCAAATGGAGATGGAAACAATGGTGATGATTCGGCTAAAGAGGGCGATAACTCAGTAGGTGGAGCAAATGAAGAATAGCGAATATTGGAAGAAAAGATTTGTTGAAATGGAAGAAGCTACACATCAGACTTCCGTAAAGAAAATATTTAATATTCAGGAACAGTTTGACAAATCAGCTAAGGTCATTAACGAAAAAATAAATTCATGGTATCAGCGATATGCGGAAAACAATAATATGTCTATGCTTGATGCCAAAAAATCACTAAATGCCAAAGAATTAAAGGAACTTAAGTGGGATGTTGAGGAATACATAAAAAAGGGCAGGGAAAACGCTTTTTCAGGTGAGTGGGTAAAAGAACTTGAAAATGCATCTGCAAGAGCTCATATAAGCAGATTGGAAGCGTTGGAACTGCAATGCAGACAACAGGCAGAAGTAGCATTTGGTAATTTGAACGACGGAGTAAGCAAACACATAAAAGACGTATATAAGGAAAGTTATTACAGAACAGCTTATGAAATTCAAAAAGGCGTTGGTGTCGGCTCGAACTTTGCAGCATTAAATGACAGATTAATTGAAAAAGTGGTAAATAAGCCTTGGTTAGCTGATGGCAAGAATTTCAGTGACAGAATATGGGGCAACAAGACACAGCTTATAAATCAGTTACATACAAGTTTAAGCCAGATGTGTATTACAGGTGCAGGACCAGACAAGGCAATAAGCCAGATTGCAAGCAAAATGAATGTAAGCAAGGCTAATGCCGGAAGACTTGTAATGACTGAATCGGCGTATTTTAGTTCAACAGCTCAAAAGGAATGCTTTAAGGAGTTGGATGTTGAAAGATATGAGATTGTAGCTACATTGGACGGTCACACATCAGATATTTGTCAGGAAATGGATGGCAAAGTATTCAAGATGAGCGAATATGAAGAGGGGGTAACAGCTCCGCCATTTCACGTTAATTGTAGAAGCTGTACAGCACCTTATTTTGATGACGAATTTACAAAAGACGAACAAAGAATTGCAAGAGATGAAGATGGTAATACATATTATGTTCCTGCGGATATGACGTATAAAAATTGGAAGAAAAATGTAGACAACGGCTTTAAATTTGAGCAGGAAATAAAAATAAGTAAAAATATTAACGAAGAACAATTATTTAGACCTGTAAATTTAGATAAGAACAATGTGTTCGAAAGCAATAGAGGGGATGTTAATATATTGGCTTATAAAATAATTAATGCAAAAAATAATATATATGTTTCTAATGGTGTTAGACTTAAACCTAAAGAGTTACATAAAATTGATTTGAGCATAACACAATCGTTAGAAAAATTAAAAATTGTAAATTCTGACAATTTACCAACAGTAGTTATTATAGATAGTTCTGAAATGCAAACAGGTGCAATGGCATCATATAATGCGATAAAAAACAAATTATATATTGATAAAGAAATAGGAAATAAAGAGAAATTGTTGGAATTGCAAAGGGATGCTGCAAGCCCTAAAAATGTATTAAGCACATATGTGCATGAATACATACATTGGATGGATGCACAATCGTATATAATTGGACACGGTGAAATAATTGATAGTAAAGAATATCTTTATTGGATTAGGCATAAATCAAAGAAAAAGATTGATAAACTTATGAATAAGGGTTACAATATTAATAAAATTAGTAATTATGCAAATATAAAAAATAAAGAGGGAAAGTATGATGAGGTATACACCGAGTACCGAGTTAAAAAATTGTTAGGAGAGTGATTTAAATGAGGTTGCCTTTGACACCTGAAATGAAAAAAATATGGAATGAAATAGAACCTTATCTAATACAGGATAGTAATGGATTAAATATAGCAGATGATGCCCCACAGGAGATTAAAGATTTAAATAAGGAATTTGATAGATTAATAAAAGAACAATCGGATTTTGCAGAAAGTTTAGAGATGTAGATACCATCTAGTCAAAAAGCTAGGTGGTATTTTTATACCCTAAAATAGGAAAGGACAAGGATGTACAAGGAAGAATTACAGGAACAGATTACAAGATGTAAGGATATGCAGAGTAAATGTAGAATAGATGATATTGATACATTTATTAGGCTTAGCAACAGAATAGAGGAGTTGACAGGTAAAATTGATAAAACTGAAAAACAGTTAGTTGTTCCAGTGCAAAATGACGAAAATAAAATAGAAATGTTCTAAAATATAGTAAGCCTCTCTTTTATATGGTAAAATATAACAAAAGATTTATGGGAGGAAGAATATATGAGTGAAACTAAAACTAAGAAAGGGCACGGCTGTCTTATTGGGATTATAGTATTTATAATTTTTGTGGGTGCAATTACATTTGGAATTATTCAGACAATAGAGCATCCGGAACTTTATGAAGAAAAAAGCAAAGTTGAAGAAGCAGTTGGATGTTCACAAGAAGAAGCAGAATCAATTGAGGATGTTTTAAATAAATGCGACATTACAGATTATCAGGATGTTAAAGCTGATGAGGGTCTTAATGGAGCGTGGAAGAAGAATGATAAAGGCTTTAGAATAGAAATTCAAGATGGAATGGAAGTGTTGATGTGGCTTAATAAAAACAACAAGGTTATAATTCTTAAGTATGACGAAAATATGTTATACAAAAAGGGCAAGGTTAAAGCCAAATTAACAGATTATGTATTATCATCAGAAGAAGTGACCCAATGGGAAGTCGAATGTCAAAGTCAGGTTAAAGCAATGTTAAAATCACCAAGTTCAGCAAAATTTGGTGGATGGAAATATGGAAAAAATAAAAAGCAAATAATAGTTCAGGGATATGTTGATGCTGAAAATAGTTTTGGTGCAGAAATAAGAAGCCAATTTCAGTTTAAAATTAATAGAAAAACTGAAGCAATAACATCATTTATATTTGATGGACAAGAATTGATGCAGTAAAGAATTTAATAACGTTAATCAGAGAGCTTAGAAATAGGCTCTCTTTTTATATGCCTTTTTCTGTAGGCACTAAAGAACAGAAATACCTTGCCGAAGGTATATCGGTAGAATCCAATCACCAGTAGAACTGGAATAAAACATCTATGGAGGTAATAAAAATGGAATGGTTAAAGGAATTGCTTGAAAAAGCAAAAATTACAGATGGAAAACTTAATGTTGATGAAGTAATGGAGGCTGCAAAGAAAGAGTTTCCAAAACATGCTGTACCAAAGAACGTATTTAATGATAAATGCGAGGAACTGAAGACAGCCAATGAAACAATCACAACATTAAAGAAGGAAAATGGAGACAATGAAGAACTCCAGAATAAGATTAAAGATTATGAAACAGAAATCGGAAATCTTAAGGCAGCAGCAGTTAATACTTCAAAACAATATGCGTTGAAGGAACAACTTGCAAAGTCGGGAGTATTGGATCCTGACTATCTTATCTATAAGGCAGGCGGAATTGATAAGTTTACATTTGATAAGGACAATAATCCTATCGGTGTTGATGAATCAATCAAGGCTTACAGAGAGGATAAGACTATGGCACATCTGTTTAAACAGAAAGCAGGATATGAACCTAATAAAGGTGGAAATCCTACAAAAAATCCTTTTGCCAAGGAAACATTTAACTTAACTGAGCAGGGTAAGCTGCTCAAGGAAAACCCGGCACAGGCTAAAGAGTTAGCGGCTGCCGCAGGAGTAACCATTTAATTAAAAAAATTTAGAAAGGTAGGTATTAGAAATGCCAGGAACAACATTACAGGATGTAATCGTACCGGAGTTATTTACTCCATATGTATTAAACAGAACAATGGAATTATCAGCATTATTTAACAGCGGAATTGTTTCAAATAATGCAGAATTTGATGCTTTGGCTTCTCAGGCATCACCATTAGTAACAATGCCATTCTTCGAAGATTTAACAGGAGAATCAGAGCAGGTAATTGAAGGAGAAGATTTAACAGATAACAAAATCACATCAAACAAGGATGTGGCTGCAGTTATCAGAAGAGCTAAGATGTGGAGTTCTACAGATTTAGCCGCAGCACTTGCAGGAGCAGACCCAATGAAAGCAATCGGTGATTTGGTGGCACAGTTCTGGGCAAGAGATATGCAGAAGGAACTTGTAGCAATCCTTAACGGTGTATTTGGAACAATACCGGAAGTTAAAGAACCTCAGAAAGCAGCAGAAACAAGACTTGCATCTAATCTTTTAGATATTACAGGAAGTTCAGGAGCAGCAGCTAACTGGAGTGGTTCAGCATTTATTGATGCAGAACAGAAGTTAGGAGATGCTAAAGCACAGCTTACAGGTATCTGTATGCATTCAGCTACAGAAGCATACCTTAAGAAACAGAATCTTATCGAAACAGTACAGCCATCAAACGATGTAGCATTTGGTACATATCAGGGTAAGAGAGTAATTATTGATGATGGATGTCCTTATGATTCAAAAACTAAGGCATATACAACATATCTTTTTGGTAATGGAGCAGTTGCCTTAGGTAATGGAAATCCTGTTGGATTTGTTCCAACTGAAACAGACAGAGCAAAGAGAAAAGGCTCAGGTGTTGATTACCTTATTAACAGAAGAACAACTATACTTCATCCAAGAGGAGTTGCGTTCACAAATGCAAATGTAGCAAAGACAGAAGGACCTTCAAGAGTAGAACTTGCTGATCCAACTAATTGGAATCCTGTTTATGAACCTAAACAGATTAGAATAGTTGCATTTAAGCATAAATTAGGTTAAGTGGCAGTGCTTTGATACATAATTGTGTCAAAGCACATTAAAGGTGGTGAAATCGATGGAAGACAAAATTATAGAGAATTTAAGAAGTATGGGATGTGAATATGTTGAAGAGCATTATTCTTTGCTTAAATTCTGTATAGATAAGGTTGTTACTGACCTTAATTCCAGATGTCATACAAAGGAATTGCCAAAAGGCCTTGAAGAATCGGCTATTGACAGAGTATGCGGTGAATTTCTGTATACTTTGAAGTCTACAGGCAAACTTGAAGAATTTGACTTAGAACAGGGCGTAAGTTCTGTTAAGGTAGGCGATACGTCAGTTAATTTCAGTGGTACATCTCCGGATGCAGCATTTAACAATTTAATTGGAACATTAAGAAACAGTGGAGAGGAGTTGATTAAATGCTTTCGAAAAATACAGTTTTAATGACACGAAAGGCAATAGAATCATCTTATGATTCCACGGCAGATATATTTGAAAAAACTAAGGTGCTTAATTCTTCCATAACAAAGTTTAAGGAAACTAAAGTTCATTCAGATATTAAGTGCAGACTGTCTTATAACAGTATAGGAGCAACCGCAAATGGTGAGGCAAATGCAACAGTTACACAGATTATTAAGCTTTTTATGGCACCTGAAATAGAAGTTAAACCAGGTTCTGTAATACATGTTAACAGCATGGGAATAACTAAAGCATATAGGTGTAGTGGAAAGCCGGCTGTGTACCCTACGCATCAGGAAATTGTACTTGATATATTGGAGAGTAAAGCATGAGGGATTCAAAGATAGATTACAGACAGTTAGAACAGTTAAGGGATAGCCTTGAAGCAATGACGAAAAATTCAGATGCATTCTTTGAAGCGGCAGCTAAAGAACTTGCTGCAAGACTTCTTAGAAAGGTAATTAAGAATACTCCTGTTGGGCAATATCCTAAAGGTTCAGGAAAAGTTGGTGGAACTCTTAAGAGAGGATGGACGGGAGGAAGCAATCAGGCCGCAATAGCTTATGCGGATTCTCTTACTGTTCATCATTTTGGTGATACTTACGTTATTGAGGTAATTAATCCTGTAGAATATGCATCTTATGTTGAGTTTGGTCATAGAAAGGCAAATGGAACAGAATGGAAAGAAGGAAAATTTATGCTTACTTTAGCTGAACAGGAAATCAGGCAGAGTGCATCAGGTATTCTTGAAGCAAAATTAAAGAAATGGTTGGCAGGAGCAGATGGTAAATGATAGAGAAGATAATAAATGGCATAGTTAACCAGATTAGGCAGAAATATGATGAGAGTAAATATGAGATATATAAGGAATCAGTAGAACAGGGTTTAAATGAACCTTGTTTTTCTATTTTATGCCTGTCTCCACACATAGAGCATATAGTTGGAAGCAGGTATAAAAGAACATTACCATTTATCATACGATATTGGTCTGATAGTGAAGAAACATATGCAGATGAATTAAGCGTATCTGAAAATCTGGAATATTTGCTTAAGGACATAACAGTTGATGGATTTGTAATGCATGGAAAAGACATTTTAGGACAGATTGTAGACGGAGTATTACAGTTTCAGGTAACTTATGAGTTCTTTGTTGTGGATAAGACAGAGGATGAAGAGAAAATTGAAAGCTGTGACATAAGTACAAATGTAAGGAGGTAGCAATGGCAGACACTAAGAGTAAAGATGTGCCGGTAGTAAAGCACAGCAAGGAGCAGTTGATTAAATCAAATAAGTATAGACAGTATATTGATTTCCTCAATGCTGTATTGGACGATTCAGAAAGTTATACACAGCAGGAAGTTGATGAAAAAATTGAAGATTATTATGGAAGGAGACAGTAAAAATGGCATTAGGTGGTGGAATCTTTTTAACGCAGAACAAAGTAATTCCGGGAACTTATATTAATTTTATTTCTACACGTTCAGGTATTGTGGTTAATGCAGAACGTGGAGTTGTAGGAATGGGTCTTGAATTAAATTGGGGACCTGAAAATAAGATTTTTGCTATTACAGCAGAAGAATTTGCAAAGAATACATTAGAGATTCTTGGTTACTCTTACGATGCAGAAGAATTAAAAGGTTTTAGGGATGTATTTAAAAACGCAACAAAGCTTTATGTTTACCGTTTAAACAGTAACGGAGCAAAGGCATCAAATACATATGCAGAGGCATTATATTGTGGTACAAGAGGAAACGATATAAAAATTGTCATTAAGGCAAATGTAGATGATGCGTCAAGATTTGATGTATCTACATACGTAAAAACAGTATTAGTTGATATGCAGACTGTCAAAACGGCAAAAGAATTAGTTGCAAACAAATTTGTTAAATTTAAAGAAAGTGCAAGTTTAGCTGCAACAGCCGGTTCAAATTTAACAGGTGGTACGAATGGAACAGCAGGAAATGAGAGCCATCAGACATTTTTAAATAAAATGGAATCATATCCTGATGTGAACGTTATTGCATATATCGACCATCCGGTCAGCTCACAGGTAAACAGTGAAGTGACAAAAGGCTTATATCTTTCTTATGCAAAGCGTATGAGAGATGAAGTTGGAAATAAGTTACAGGTTGTTATGTACAACTACAAAGGGGATTCAGAAGCGTGTATCAATGTAAAGAACAGTTCTGATTTAGTTTACTGGGTAGCCGGACTTGAAGCGGCAGCAGGAATAAACAGGTCAGTTACAAATATTTTATATGATGGTGAATATGACATTCCTACGGAATATACACAGCTTGAGCTTGAAGATGCAATCAATAATGGAGAATTTGCACTTCATAAAGTTGGAGAAAATGTGAGAGTATTAGTTGATATTAATTCTCTTGTTACCTTCACAGAGCAGAAAGGTGATGTATTTAAAGATAACCAGACAATCCGTGTTATTGATTATATTGCTGATAATATTTCATCAATATTTAATGAAAAATACGTTGGTAAAGTTCCAAATGATGATGCAGGAAGAATTTCACTTAAAAATGATATAAGAGAAATTTTTAAATATCTTGAATCTGTAAGAGCCATAGAAGAATTTGGAGACGATGATATTTCAGTAGCAAAGGGTGAAGAAAGAAAATCAGTTGTTATTTCTACAAATGTAACAGTCATAGGTGCAATGGAAAAATTGTATATGACAACAATTATCAATTAACAACAGAAAGGAAAGGTAAGATAAATGAACTTTATGAATCAGAACGATGCACCTTCAAGTAAATTAGCTACATTATACTGTACAGTTGGTGGTAGAAGATATGCAATGCTTAATGCAAAGGACTTTGAAGCAAAAGCAAATGTCAGTCTTGCAGATGTACCTATTCTTGGTAAAACAATAAAAGGTAAAAAGCCAAATGGTTTGGAAATCAAACTTAAAATGACGGTATACAAGTGTAGTGAAATGTTTGATAAACTTGTAAAGGAGTATAAAGATACAGGTATGCTTCCGACCTTTACAGCAGAAGTAAAATCAGAAGACCCGGCAACATCAATGGGAGCAAGTGCAAAAACATATAATGACTGTGTTATTGATGGAGATGTTCTTCTTTCATCATTTGATGCAGATGGTGATTTTATTGAGCAGGAAATTGAATGTTACGCAATGGATTATACAACGGATGCGGAATATAAAGAACCAAGTTATATGTAATTATTAGTGGATAAGGAGCTTAAAAACTTCTTATCCATTTTATTTTAGGAGGAAAGAGCAATGGCAAGTAATTTAAGTGCATTTTTAAAGAAGAATAAGAAATATAAGGATAATGTAAAGTATAGGGCAACAAAGTCTTTATGCGATGAAAACGGAGAAGCATTAGAGTGGGAAATTAAGGCTTTGACAACGGATGAGTATGAAAAAATAAGAGAAGCATGTACAAGAGAGGTTCAGGTGACAGGAAAGCCGGGAATATACAGACAGAAATTTGATTCATCAGGATTTTTGTCTAAATTAATTTGTGCGTCTGTAGTTGAACCGGATTTACATAGTATAGAGCTTTTAGATTCATATGGTGTAATGAGCCCTGAAGATTTAATTAAGCAGATGGTTGATAATCCCGGAGAGTATAACGAATTTGCTGAATTTGTTCAGAATTTCAATGGATTCGATGAAACCCTTCAGGATAAGGTAGATGAAGCAAAAAACTAATAGATGGAGGTGATCCTGATTCTATTTATGCACATTACTGTTTGCATAAGTTCCATTGGACACCTTCATTTTTTATGAGTTTAGATAGACAGGAAAGAGCTTTCGTTATTGCTTCCATCAATGCAAGAACAGAAAAGGAAGAGGAAGAAAGCAAAAAAATAAACAGAAAAGGCAGGTAAAGAGATGGCATCGATTATGACGGCATTCCAGTTAACAGATAGAATGACAGCACCGCTTATGAATATAACAAATGCTGTCTCAACTGTTATTACGGAATTTGAAAGAGCTCAGGCAGTATCGGGAAATGCATTTGATTCTTCAAGTATTGCCAAAGCAAAGGCACAGCTTGGATTAGCAGATTCAGAATTAAAGAAGATAGCAAGCGATACGACACAGGCAATAGGAGAACAGGAAAAATATAATTCCAAAGTAAGGGAAGGAAAAGGTGCAGCAGGTGGTTTGTTATCTACTGTAAAAGGCTTAGTTGCTTCTCTTGGTGGAATATATATAGTAAGGCAGGGTACACAGCTTCTTGGTGATTGCGCTGAAAAAGCATCTCAGCTACATCAGGCAGAAACAAAGCTTAAGGAAGTAATGGGAGCCATGCAGGGAGCGGGTTCTGCACAGGTTAATACAATGAAGAATCTTACGTCAGAAATAAGTGGTTATGGTGTTGTTGGCAAGACGGCGTTAATTAATGGAGCACAGCAGGCATCAACGTATTTTCATCAGACAGATGCTGTTAAAACTTTGTTGCCTAAGATGGCTGACTTGGCAGTTCAAATGCACGGAGTTAATGTTACGAGTGAAGATATGGTCAATATTGGCAATATGACCGGTAAAGTTATGACAGGTCAGGTTGGAGCGTTAAGGCGTGCAGGTATTTCATTTACTGAGTATCAGGAAAAGGTAATGAAAAACGGAACTGAGATGGAAAAGGCTAATATGCTTGCTCAGGTAATCGAACAGAATGTAGGAAAGATGAATGAGGCAATGGCAAACACTCCTGAAGGTGTAATGGCCAGAAATCAAAATGATTTTAATGCTGTTAAAAGAACAATCGGAGAACAGGTACAACCGGCAATAGTTAGTATGTTTAATGCAATTCATAATAATCTGCCGACAATACAGCTGATAGCGACAGGCTTTGCAAATGCATCTGTACTGGTTATGGGTGCTATAACAAATATAATTAATATTGCAACAAGAATGGTTAATATAATTAAAGCCAATTGGCCATTAATTGAACCGATTGTATGGGGAATAGTGACGGCATTGATTGTGTATAACGCAACAATGGGAATAGGATGGTTAACCACATTAAAAGATATTGGAACTAAAGGTTTACATGCAATTGCAAGTGCCGGTCAAACAGCCGCTTTGATTAAAACAACAATAGCACAAAAAGGACTAAATGGCGCAATTAAAATGTGTCCTTTATCATGGATTATTATTGCTATAATTGCGGTGATAGCAGCTATTTATCTGATAGTGGCAGCAATTAACAAAGTGCAGAACAAAACCATTTCCGCAACAGGAGTAATATTTGGAAGTATATCAGCTTTCGGTGCAGCGTTAATTAATACGGTTATAGGATGGATTAATGCTATATTACAGTACTGTTGGACATTTGTTACACCATTTATCAGCATAGTTGAATGGGTATTAAATGTTGCTAATGGTGGATTTGATTCATTTGGTGGAGCCGTTGCCAATTTGATAGGTCAGATAATATCCTGGTTCTTAAGTCTTGGCAAAGTTGTAACGAAAATAATTGATGCAATATTTGGAACAGACTGGACCAGCGGGTTAACTGCTTTACAGGATAATGTAGTCGCATGGGGCAAAAATGATAATGCAATTACATTAAACAAAGAAGCTCCTTCAATTGACTATAGAATTAAGTATAGTGATGCCTATGGTAAAGGTTACAACATAGGTAAAGGTGTTGAGGACAAAGTAAAGGATAAGGTTGGAGGATTGTTTAAAAAAGGAGAAATGGATGATCCTTCAAAATATGGATATGGAAATGAAGATGCAATAGCTAATAATACAGCCGATACTGCGGCAAATACTGCTAAATCAGCTGATTCATTAGACATTACAAGCCAGCAGTTAAAGTACATTAAAGATTATGCCGAACAGAAGGCAATTAACAGATTTACTACAGCTGAAATTAAAGTTGATATGCGAAACACAATTAACGGAACATCTGACACAGACATGGAAGGTATTGTTTCTCATTTGAGAACAAGACTAGAAGAGGAAATGGCAGCAACAGCGGAAGGAGTGCATGGTTAATGTATAGAATTATAATTGATGGTCAATATGTTCCAATTCCCCCGGAAAAGATAACAATCAAGGTTGATGGCGATAATAAAACCATGACCTTGATTAATTTAGGGGAAATAAACGTAATCAGAAAGAAAAAACTTACAGATATATCATTTGAACTGCTACTACCAAATCAGCGATATCCGTTTGCATATTATCCACAGGGATATATGACAGCAGACAGTTATATAAAAAAATACAGAGGACTGCAAAGGAAAAGAAGTCCGTTTAAGTTGGAAATATACAGATATACACCTAATGGTAAAAATATGTTTAATACCATCTTAAATGTGACTTTAGAAAAGCTGACAATAACTGATTCGGTAAGCGATGGATTTGACAATAAAGTAAGTCTTGAATTTAAAGAATACAAAAAATATGGGGCGACAACGATAAGAAAGACGTCAGCCACATACACAGTTAAGTCAAATAAGGAAACATTGACACTGATAGCAAAAAAATGGCTTAAGGACAGTTCAAAGGCTCAGGATATTTACAAGAAAAATAAAAAAGTAATTGAAAAAGCCGCAAAGGAGCATAAGAGGAAAAGCAGTTCAAAGGGAAAATATCTGTACAAGGGAACAGTTTTGAAAAAGCCATAAGGAGATGACTATATGAGTGACATTATTGATATTGCATCAAAAGAAGTTGGTTATAAAGCATATGGTGGCAACAAAACCAAGTATAGTGCCTGGTATGGAATGAATGGAGCTGCATGGTGTCATATGTTTGCGTCATGGTGCGCAAATCAGGCAGACATATCAACGGATGTTGTTCCAAAGACGGCGTCAACTTCTACCGGAATGCAATGGTTTAAAGATAGAGGAAGATTCAAGTACAAGGGGTCATATACACCAAAAAGAAATGATTTTGTTTATTTTAAATCTGATGGGGCATCTCACGTTGGAATAGTTGAATATGTGTCAGGTAGTACTGTGCATACCATTGAGGGTAACACTTCTGACGCTGTTATGAGAAGATCATATCCGTTAAGTTACCATACAATAACAGGATATGGTGTAGTAAGCGATTATATCACATCTTCAGGTGACAATTCTAAAGGTAAAAATGCAAAAAACAATAAAGGTAAGGAAGAATTAAGGTACTTAAAAAAGATTTTGGATAAAAATGAAGATAAAAAGAAAAAATCTAAACGCAAAGTTAAGTATAAGGTTTCAAAAATAAGACCCGGAATAAATCTTTCGGTAAAGGTCATAGTAGCTCATGGAACTGCTAAGTATAAATATCAGGTTCAGGAGGGAATGAAATTTTCTGATGAAAGAAAGGGTGCACCAGGCAAACTTACATTTACTACATTTGCTGATAATAAGAGAAAGATAACAAATGGTGATGCAGTTGCAGTTATTGTTAACAAGAGGAAATTCTTTTATGGCTTTATATTTTCATTTTCGCCTAAGACGGATGGAACATTGGAAGTGACTGCATATGATCAGCTCAGATACTTCAAGAATAAGGATACATATATATCTGTTAATAAGACATCAACCGCACTTTTGAAGAAAATCGCAAAAGATTTTAATTTGAAATGCGGGAAATTGGCAAATACTAAATATCCTGTATCGAGAATAGATGATAACGCAACATTGTTTGATATAGTTCAAAATAGTCTTGATGAAACATTAATTGCCAGAGGAAAGATTTATACTTTATATGACGATTATGGAAATCTAAGATTGAGAGAGCCGTGGAAGGTTAATGTATTAATAAGCGGACAGACAGCAGAATCTTATGATTATAAGGAATCCATAGAGGACCAGGTATATAATCAGATTAAGTTAGCCTATGACAATAGCAAGAAAGGCACACAGGAAGTATTTGTTGTGAAAAACAGCAAGTCAATTAATCAGTGGGGCGTTTTGCAGTATTATGACAAGGTTGATTCTAAAAAAGATATAAAGCTTAAATTGAAATCATTACTGGATATATACTGTAAATCAGGCAAAACATTGAAATTTAATAACTGCTTTGGTGATGCCAGAGTCAGGGCAGGTTGTTTAGTTCCTGTAACAATAAAGATATACTACCAAAAAGTATCGGGATATCTGTTAGTTGATAAAGTAACCCATACATTTAATAACAGTCAGCATTTAATGGATTTAGAGTTATCCGGAGGTGATTTCGATAGCAGTTACTAATTTAACACAGCTAATTAAAAAAATAGCGGAAGATGCAAGGAAGGCAGCAAAGCCATGTAATATTGTAATTGGTACAGTATTAAAGGTAAAACCGCTTAAAATAAAGGTTAATCAAAAGCTCATCTTAACAGGTGAGTTTTTGTATTTAACGGAAACAGTATCAGATAAAAAATTAAGTAAAGACGACAAGGTAGTTATGATTAGGGCAGATGGTGGCCAGAAGTATCTTGTTGTAGATAGGATGGTGTAAATGTTACCTGAAACAGAAGATTTACAGTCAGATGAACTTGTAGAAGAGACAGTATATCCGAATGATACTTATATTTTGGATTTTGAAAACAAAATAATACGAAGAATATCAGATGATGATGAACAGACTTTGCAGCAGGCAATTATGAAAATCCTTTTAACAGAATCAGATGAATATAGCATCTATGATGACTATGGAAGAGAATTTGGTGATTTGTTAGGAGAAAATACTGCGCAGGTTATGGAAACGATTGGAAGCAGAATTGAAGATGCAATACTAAAGGATGACAGATTTAATGCTGTTGAAATTACTGACATAAAGGCAAATAGAGGAAATGTTATTGTGTCAATTACAGTTACTACATCAGATGATGAAGAAATTCAAATGGAAGGAGTTGAGTTGGATGTTTGAAGAAATGACATTTGAAAATCTGCTAACCCAAATGCTTGATAACGTGCAGGGTGATGTGGATAAAAGGGAAGGCTCAATCATTTATGATGCCCTGGCACCTGTTGCAATGGAAAACGCCCAGATGTATGCAGATATGGACATTTTACTACAGGAATGTTTTGCAGATAGTGCATCTTACTATTATCTGATTAAACGTGCAGCAGAACGTGGGATATTTGTCAAAGAAGGTATTCCGGCTGTTATAAAGATTAAATGTATTCCGACAGATTTAAGTATTGATATGGGAACGGAATTTAGCATAGGCGACATGAATTACTCTGTAACAGATAATCTTGGAGATGGCTATTACAGTATGACATGTACAGAATCAGGTGAGAGTGGAAATAACATAAATGACGATGTTATTCCGGTTGAATATGTTGAAGATATGGAAAGCGTTGAAGCTGTTGAAGTGATGGTATACGGAACAGAAGATGAAGACGAGGAAGCACTAAGAGAAAGGTACTTTGCTTCATTTAGTGAAGCTGCATTTGGTGGAAATAAGTCAGACTACAGGGAAAAGGCTAAGAGTTTTGGAACTGTTGGGGCATGTAAAGTATATCCGGTATGGAATGGTGGTGGAACTGTTAAGTTAACAATTCTAAACAGTCAGTTTGAAGTCGCATCACAAGAGATTGTCGCAAATATTCAAAATGAATTTGACCCTACTAAAGACGGAACAGGTGTTGGAATTGCACCTATTGGTCATATAGTTACTGTTGATTCTCCAATAACTAAAAATGTAAATATTGAAGCAGAAATTGCATACAAAAGCGGTTATTCGTGGTCTGATATTTCGGAAACGGTTAAGCAAAATGTAGAAGAATATTTCAAAACAGTTATAAAAAATGAATGGGAGAATAAGGAATCCGTAACTATAAGAATAGGTCAGATTGAATCCATAATTTTGGATATGGAGGGAGTAGAAAATGTAACTCAAATTAAATTAAATGGAAAATCAGGCAATTGCATAATTGAAACCTCATACATTCCAAAGGTGGGTGATATTATTGGATAGAAAAATGATTGAATATCTCCCTGAATGGCTGCGGGAATTTCAGGAAATAAAAGAGATAACAAAACAACAGCAAATACAGGCACAGCAGTTATGGACTGTTTTAGAAGATGTCATATGGAAAAATAACTTTATAGAATCTTTAGACGAAAACGGATGTTCAAGATGGGAGAGAATGTTGGGCATTCAAAATAAAGATACATATACAGTTGAAGAACGCAGATTGAAGATTCTCGGAATGCTTGCAGAACAAAGACCTTTTACAATGAGAATGTTAGAAAGAACATTAGCTGTGTTATGTGGCGAAAATATCGATGAAAACAATCCTAATTATAAAGTTGATTTAGATGCAGATAATTATAAATTAACTGTAAGACTTGCAATGTCGTCCGAAAATGTATTTAGCGATGTGATAAAGCTTTTAGACAGAATTGTTCCATGTAATTTAGTGGTTGATGTCGAACTCCTATATAACCAGCATAAAGAACTGGCTCAATATACGCATGAACAATTATCAGAATTTACACATGAGGAATTAAAAAAGAATTATGCACTTAACAGGAGGTAAAATATGGCTAATGAAACAACAGAAACTATCGGTTTAGAATTACCGTCAATAACTGATTTTTACGATGTTGGTGTCGTAAATAAAAACAATAAATCAATAGATAAGTTTTTTACGAATTTAAAGAAAGCAGTGGAAGCTCATGCTAATTCAAGTCATGTAACAGGAATAAAAGGAGCAAATGAAACAGCATACAGAAATGGAAACGTAAATATTACGGCAGAAAATATAGGGCTAGGAAATGTAGACAATACATCTGATTCTGAAAAGAAAGTTCTTAGTGCGGGAAAATTGACAAGCACACGTTTAATAGATGGCATTGGTTTCGATGGTTCAAAAGATGTTTATCGTTATGGAATTTGTTCTACTTCAGGAGCAACTGCGGCAAAGACAGTTAAATTAGTGAATGATACTTTTATTGTACTTAATCAAGGCATCACAGTTACAGTTAGATTTTCGAATACAAACACGGCTGAAAAAGTAACTTTAAATGTAAATGGAACAGGAGCTATTCCTGTTTATTTTGGAAATGCACAGGCAGGACCTTATACTTTGGTTGCAGGTGAAGAGTATAAATTAACTTATAATTCAGGAAGATATACAGTAGAAGGTGTTACCAGAACAGCAAGTTCTACAACACCGGGATTGATGAGTTCTACAGATAAAGCAAAATTAGATGAAATAAAAATAACAGGAACTGAAGGTGATTTATTTGGAAAGTTATTTTATTCATGTTCTGCAGTAGTCACATCAAGTCCTGCTAAAATAGCAGCTCCGGAAGGCTATATTCCAATTGCAGCTACTAATGCGGACTGGAACGCATATCCTGAAATTACATTCGATATTGTTAAACAGGGTGGCTACAATTTATTGCTTACAAGAAGCCTGAAAACGGGAGCGTCAGATTCGGGACAGTACATCACCGGTGATGGTGGAGGAAGAAGAGCCAACATTCTTTTTGTTAACAGAAAGTTTATATCCGGC